ACGATGTGAATTGTGACCTTGTAAATGCGTCGTTAAATTCAAATAATTGAAATTGGGCTGCAATTGCTATTGCTTTTTCTACAACATTAAACAACCTTCTAACATTAATCCTGTTGAAAGCACTTGGTGCTGCTAACATAGTCTTGTCACCAAATAATACAATTCCACTTCCTGCAGAATTAATTACTGGATTGACTTGAGCACTATATAAGTCATCTCTTTGTGCTTGTGTAGGATTAAAGGCTAGTTTAACAGCGTTTTTAATTAAACCTCTGTTAAAACCTGCTGGTGAGAACCAAGGATCATTGTTGTTATCTGTAATTACACATAACCCTGCAATGTCTCCGTTTAATGGAACCCATCTGTAAACGTCGTTATACCTGTCATACATATACTTATAGTTACCATCAAAGAATGCAAAAGATGTAGCTGTTAAAGCTTGTCTATTAGCAATCGTTGAAGTTACCTCTGAGCCTGAGTTGTTTACAACACTAGCTTTCTGAGGTGATACAAATACTATACAGTCTTTTCTGACTCTGGCAACGTTGTCCTGAACCCATTTTTGGTCTGTTGTGCCAATTTCCCCTGTTATTAATAGACTTACGTCTATACTTTCTTTGTCTGCAAACAATGACCATCCTGTTTGAATGTCGCCACTGTCTGGTGCGTCATCTACACCGCCTGACAAACTTACAGTTGATTCTGCGCTTGTAAAGCCTGATGTAAATGCTTGTCCTGCCTTGGAATTACCCCAAGTGCTATCAGATGCTGGATGGTCTGTCCAATACACATATTTGGATTGTGCATTAATTACATCTTTATAGAATAAAGATTCCCCATCTAGTCCTTTAGCGTCGGATGCTTTTGAAAGACCTTCAAATCTTTCTAGGATTGTTCCTATTGTTCCTGTGAATAGTCCGTCCTCATCAACAACGACTAAATGAAATTCATCATTTGAGCCTAATGCTGCTTGAGTGTAGAGTGTGGTTAATGGAGCAAAGTCAAAGAAGTCTTTGTATGCCCAATCTGTTGCTAGAACTGCTGTTGCCGTAGCACCAGAACCGCCTCCACCTGAGAATGAAATAGTAGGAGCTGAAGAATATCCATTACCTGGATTAGTAATAGTAATACTTGCTACTGCGTCGCCACTTATGACGGCTGTTCCTGTAGCAGTAACACCACCACTTGGAGCTGCACTGAAAGTTACAGTTGGGGCGCTAGTATAACTAGAACCTCCTGCTGTTATAGTTGCGCTTGCTACAGAGTTAGTGTCGTAATTACTAGAATCCGCGAATGAAACTTTAAGTGAATTACCTAAAGATCCTGGATACTTAGCTGCCCACATTCCATTAGAACCTTCACCGGAGCTGTGGTTATTTACATAGTCATCTGAGTTCTTGATCAAGGTTGCTGAACCTGATGCTACAGCATTAGTTGCTGTATCGTCATCTAAAACCCTTACGACTTTTAAATTATTACCATAAGCCAAGAATGAAGCCGCTGTAAGCCAACCTGCTGCATTACTTGTATTCGGCTCTTGGAATCGCTCAACGAGCAAATTCTCAGAGCTAATTGTTGTGATCTCGCCTGCTGGACCCCACTGGAAATCCCCTACGAACGCACCAATAGTTGATGCTACGCCTGGGACAACACTTGTAAAATCTTTTTCAGTTACAAGAACACCTGGTGATAGCTGAAATGCCATGTTTTTCTCCTCGGTTTATATTATCTTATGAATGACACAAGTTTTTAATATCATCAATCATATTTATAAATGGTTGGAATTAGACTATTCATTTTGTATATACACTAAAATTTATTTGTATATACACTACTCTATTCTGGATTTAGGTGCTACCTGTCCTATCAAATTCTTTAATTTCTTTTGTAAGTTCTTAGGATTGTATGCGTCGTCTGTCAACCATAAGTCCCCGTCCAATACTTCTACTTCTTCTTCCTGTCCATCTAATCGTATAAAAGGTGTTAAGTTAGATTCTATATCTCCCATCTGAGCTTTATATAATCCTTCTCTTGTATTGATATCTGTCATATCTTTAAAGAACTGCTGACTAGATAACCAACCAAATAACACTAAACACATAACCAAGTCATCGTGATAACCCTCGTCCGCTTGATATGTGCTGCCTTTTTCTGTAAATGTAGATATTTCATGTATTATATGTTCATCAAATACCAACATTTTCTGTTCTTCTAATAAAGACTTAAAGGCAAAACACC